TCTTTCGTCTGACACAGGTACAAGCCTTGAAGACCTCATAGCGGGTACAGGAACTACCTTAGAAGAGTTAGCAAGTGCGACAGGACAATCAGTAGAGGACTTACTTGGGGGTGCTGAGAGCGGCTTAGCTGACTTAGCTGAGGCTACTGGTCAAACTATTGAAGAGATGTTAGCGGCTTCAGGTACTAGCTTAGAAGAACTAGCTACGGCAACAGGCGAGTCTATCGCTGACTTAACCAGCGGTGCGGCAGGAGACTTAGACGATCTAGCCACAGCTACTGGTCAGTCCATTGAAGATTTAATAGGTCAATCAGGAGCCAATCTAGATGACCTAGCTACTGCGACAGGACAGACCCTTGATGAGCTACTAGGTGGGACAGGAAACGCCTTAGAAGACATGCTAAGCTCAGCAGAGGGACAACTAGGTGACTTGGTTAGCTCTACTGGCGAGTCTATAGATGCTATCACTGAAGGTGTACAACAAGGCTTAGCAGACTTGACAGGCGCTACAGGCGAAGCCCTTGAAGATATGCAGGACACAGCTCAAGCGTTTTATGACAGCGTTGAAGGGCTGATTGACGATGCTATCAACCAAGGCGGCTCAGACTTCGGAGAGAACGTACTCAATCCTTTAGAGGGTATCTTGGAAAGCATTATGATTAGTGTCGGTGCTTCTAAGATATCTCAGGATGAGGGAGTCGCGGCACTACAGGTAGCTATCAATGCCTTACCTACTCGAACATCTGATGAGTTATTTGAGTTCATCGGCTCTATAGAAGATACACAGAAGATGGTTGACTTTGATGACGACCCTTTCAAACCTAACTACAATGGATTATTTTAATGACATACCTACAGATCGTAAACAAAGTACTTACGAGGTTACGTGAAGATACAGTTGCCACAGTAAGCGAGAACAGTTACTCAGCTTTAGTAGGTGAGTTTGTTAATGACGCACAGCGAGCAGTCGAGGACTCTTACGATTGGTCAGCCTTACGTACTACCTTGACTATCAACACTGTAGCTGGTGTCTTCAACTATGCTCTTACAGGTTCCCAAGATCGTATCAAAGTCTTAGACGTAGTTAACGATACCGATAACTTCTTTATGGCTTATAAGGGTTCACACGATTTTAACCACTTGTTCCTTAACGCTGACGCTCCTCAGTCTGTACCTAAATGGTTTAGTTGGAACGGTGTAGACAGTGTAGGTGACTCAGCCGTTGATGTATACCCTATCCCTGACGGAGTTTTTGACTTACGCTTCAACGTAGTCCTCCGTAGTGGTGAGCTAACGTTGGACGCTGACGTTGTTCCAGTATCTAATATGTCTATTATTCAGTTAGCTACAGCCTTTGCCGCTAGAGAGAGAGGAGAGACAGGAGGTACTGCGGCACAAGAGTTATTTGCTATAGCCGACAACACACTATCTGATGCTATTGCTTTGGATGCGGCTCGTCACGGTGAAGAAAACATCTGGTACTATGTATAATGGCACAGCCTATTCAGAATATTACAGTCTCCGCTCCGGGCTTTTATGGGTTAAACACCCAAGATAGTCCTGTTGGGTTAGACCCTGCCTTTGCCTCTGTAGCAGATAACTGCATCATTGATAAGCAAGGACGTATCGGAACTAGGAAAGGTTACGCATATGTAACTACTAACGGTAATACCGTCTTAGGCTCTAGTCGTGGTATAGAAGCAGGTATCGAGTTCACAGATAGAAGCGGTGATGTGTTCGCTGTAAGCGCGGGTAACTTAAAACTGTTTAGCGGGTATACGACCTTGGTTGATATTACACCAGCGGCTTACACCCCTACAGGTAATAACTGGAAGATGGTCAGCTTCAACAACCACATCTACATGGCACAACGTCAACACGTTCCTTTGGTTGGTAGTGACGAATCTGGTACGTTTGTACTAGAGACACATACTGCTCACACACACTCGACAGGTGCTATGCCGCAGGCTAATGAGATACTCGCGGCTTACGGCAGAATCTGGGCGGCTGACATTGTAGATAATAAGTACACAGTATATTGGTCAGACCTTTTGAACGGCTCTGGTTGGACAGGAGGCTCTTCAGGCTCTATAGACTTAACTACTGTGTGGCCTACAGGCTTTGATGAAGTAGTTGCGTTAGCGGCACACAACGGCTTCCTTATCATCTTTGGTAAACGCTCTATACTGATCTACTCAGGCGCAGAGAGTCCGTCTTCAATGGTATTAGCAGACGTTGTAGCTGGTGTAGGTTGTGTAGCTAGGGACAGTGTAGTAGCTACAGGTACTGACTTACTCTTCTTGTCTGATCAAGGTGTTAGAAGCTTTGCTAGGACGATTCAAGAGAAGTCTATGCCGATGCGTGACATTAGCAGAAACGTGCGTAGCGATATTATTGAATTAGTACACCAGCAAAACAACGCTATCAAAGCTGTCTACTCAGCTAATGAAGCTTTCTATTTACTAAGCTTCCCAGACTCTAACATAGTCTATTGCTTTGATATGAGGACACCTTTACAAGACGGCTCACACAGAGTAACTACTTGGACAGGAATGAACCCTCTGAACTTCCACGTTACTCTGGATGCTTTACTGTACATTGGCGGCACCGACGGTATTGCTTTGTACACAGGATTCAGAGACAACGGCATCAGTTATCAGCAAAGATACTTCAGTAACCCTTTAGACTTCGGAACCTCTACTAACCTTAAGTTTCTTAAGAAGTTTAACTTGACAGTTGTAGGTGGTGGTGGTACTCAGGCTACTCTAAACTGGGGTTACGATTACAGCACAGACTACTCTAAGCAGGTGTTCACCTTTGGCTCTAGTGCAATAGCAGAGTACGGAGTTAGTGAGTACGGCATAGGGGAATATACAGCATCTGTATTAATAAACACACCAAAGGTAAACGCTTCAGGTAGCGGCACAGTTGTTACTGTAGGCATTGAGGCGCAGATAGATGGCGCTGGTGTTTCCATTCAAAAGATTGACATACACGCATTACTAGGGAGAACTATTTAATGTCCAGCTATACTAAAACAACTAACTTTGCCGCTAAAGATACTCTGACTACTGGCGACCCTAACAAGATTGTAAAGGGTACTGATATAGGTGCGGAGTTTGACAACCTAGCTACCGCTGTAAACAGCAAAGCTGATAAGGAAAGCCCCGCCTTCACAGGTACGGTTACGCTTGCGGCTCTCACAGTATCAGGTGCTATCACTGGTGGTACTATTGATGGAGGGACTTACTAATGGCTATAGATGCTGGTGGTTTGTTTACAGATATACTAGGCGCAGGTGCTAACTACTTTGCCAATGAAGATACTATGGGTAACATGAGAGCCTCAGGTCAAGCGGCTCTAGATATGTCTTCGGCATTAGGTCAAGACGCTGTAGCTAACTCAGCCTTTAAACCTTTCACTGTTACCTCTAACATTGCTAACACACAGACTACACCTGAAGGCGGTATCAATATAGGTTTGTCTAATCAACAGCAAGGACTTCAGAACACAGCTTTTAATACTGCTAGTGGTTTAGGTCAGAGCATTGGTAGTAACTACAACCCTATGACAGCGCAGGTAGGTAGTCAAGCTATGCAGGGCGCAGGTGGTTATATTGGCGGCTTAGGTCAAGAAGATCAGAGCATTAATGCACAGCGTTTTGCTATGGGTAATATGTTCGGCAACCAAGCTGGGCAGTACGGACAACCTACAGGCTTTGAAGGCTTGACACAGGCTGGTTTGCAAGGCGCTCAACAGCAGATTGGTGGCGCTCAACAGCCACAGGACTTGAACGCTTTACGTAGCGGTTTTGGTAACATGGCTTCTCAAGGTCTAGGTGGTCTGGGTCAGTCTACAGCAGGTCGCGAGCAGGACGTATATAATTCAATCAGAGCTACACAGACTCCTGACGAGTACCGTCAACGTCTAGCTTTAGAAGAGCGACTGTTTAGCCAAGGGCGTAGCGGTGTTAGTACCGATGCTTATGGCGGTACACCTGAACAGTTAGCTATGGCTAAGGCACAAGCTGAAGCGCAGAACACAGCTTCTCTTATGGCTCGACAGCAAGCACAGGCTGAGCAAGCACAGCAGTTCCAACAGACAACTTCAGCGGCTGGTACGGCTGGTTCACTAGCGGCACAAGCGGCTGGTTTAGAGTCTCAAGGTATTGCAAACGCAGGGCAGTTAGCTAACATAGGTATTGCTGGTAACCAAGCAGGTCAAGGTACTGAGCAACAACGCATAGCCAACCTTCTGCAACTACAGCAAGCAGATCAACGTGCGGCCTCTACACAGCAAGGCCTCTCGCAAGGTAACTTCAACCTCGGTGCTGGTCTGTTCGGTTTAGGTTCTCAAGCACAAGGTACACAGTCTGGATTAGTCGGTCAAGATATTCAGAACCTTCAGCAGATGATGCAAGCTGGTTACGCTCCGAATCAACAAGCTCTTGCAGAACTCGGTGGCGCTACTAACATCGCTAACATTGCAGGTACTGGAGCTAGAACAGGCGCTCAGTTGGCGGCAAGTGCTGGCTCTCAAGGTATTCAAGGTTACTTACAAGCTCTACAGATGGAGAACGAAGCTAAGGCTATGAACAACCAGAACTATATGAACCTTTTAACAGGTGCTAATAACGCTGGTAGTGATGGCTTACTCGGTGGCTTACTCGGTGGCTTAACAGGTGGCGGAGGTGGTAATGACATCGTTGAGGCAATGGAAGTACTCGGTTATAACGATGTTGAAGGCGACACTCCACAGTGGATTAAAGACTTAGGCGGCATCTTCGGATTCTAAAGGAAACTATTATGGCAGATTTACAAGGATTACTAGGTGGCTCTTTGCTACCTGAACAGACTCGACAAGGTTCGTACAGGGATACCATGCTAGGCTCTATCGCATCTACAGGCGCAGGTATGCGTCGTGGTTTAGGGCGGGCGGTAGGTATGGATACACGTACTGACGGAGAGAGAGCTAAGGAAGAGTTAGGCAAGCTAGACCCTACCAACCCAGCAGATCAAGAGAAGATCATAGCTTTGGTAGCGCCTATCAACCCTCAGAAAGCTATGGAGATGCGTCAGCAGTTTAGCGCAGAAAAGGCTGTAAAAGATTTAGAACTAGCAAAAGCTGATAGGCTTCACAGCAAACGTCAGGCTATAGTTGGGCAGTTGTCTAAAAACCCTCAGTACGCTGATATGGTTCCTTTAGTGGAGGCAGGTGTGTTCGACGCTGGTGGCTCCTTTAAAGATGTGTTACCTCTACTTAAGAAAACGCCTCCTAAAGGCTGGAGCTATATTAAACCTTACGCTGGAACACTTCCTGATGGGACTTCGGCTATGTTGACAGTAGCTAGTAAAGAAGGCGAGGATGATAGAATCATTGATTTGAATACTATGAAGAAGCCACCTAAAGGTACTGTCTTACGTGACAGCAAAGGTACTGAAGTAAATATCGATATGGGCGCAGACGCTGATGCAGAGTTTATAAAGTATTTAGGGAGAGGGCGAGCGGAGATCATGCGTGATAGCTATGAAGAGGCTACACAATCCGTTCTAAACAGTAGTGTAATTCAAGAGCAGTGGGAAACTATTAACAGTGCTGAAGGTATCTTCACAGGTATGGGCGCTGAAGGTATCCAACTACCGCTTGCTAAGTTGTTGATGAAGGGTGGCTTCATTAGTAAAGATAGTGAGAAGATGATTGAAAACACAGAAGCCTTTATTGCTAACGCAGGTAACATGGTAGCTGAAGTGATTAAAGCCTTCGGTGCAGGTACTGGCTTATCTGATGCGGATAGGGAATTTGCTAAAGGTATTGTAGGTGGTACTGTGGCGCTTACTGAAGCTTCCCTAAAGCGTCTTGTTAAACTACAGGCTAGGGCTACTATGCGTAAGATTGAGATGCATAACAAAAAGGCTGAGAACCTTCCTGAAGCTGTGCAAGGTTGGGGCTTCAGTGTTGCTGTTCCAGATATGTCGTGGGCGTTCGAGGATGCTCCTGAGAAATCCCCTACTCCTTCTATCCCAGCGGATATACAAGTGATTTTAGACCAATACCTATAGAGGCTCTATAATGAATGAATTAGAACAAGCCACAGCCGCTTTTATGGCGGCACACAAAGCTGGCGACACTGAGAATGCTCAGAAACTGGCTGACTACATAAACAGTTATGAAGCCCCTTTAGAGGCTCCTGTAGAGGCTCCTGTAGAGGCTCCTAAGACGCAGGGTGTGCCCATACAAGAAAGTGCGACCTCTCTGGGT